GCTGTAGCTTCTGGACGGCTTTTCCGGTTTCAGCATCGACATCAAAAATATAACGTTCGTTGTTAGCCATTCTAAATCACTCTCCCTTCATTAATATAAAATAAGGTAAGGGTGTTAGCCCTTACCCTTTTATAACACACTAAAGTCATCGTCTTCATCATCAGCTGCATTAAACGCGGCAATAGCTTTGTCAATTGCTGCCTTGTCAATATCCGGTAAGTGGTCACTAGTCGTTCTAATAGGCTCTGCTACGTCACGGTCATCTACAAGTTTACCTTGCTTTTTGCCTCTAGCTGCCTCTATACGTCTAGCTTTCTCTTCTGCTTCAGCGATTTGTTTATTAATATACTGTTCTACCTCTGTCTCACGAGTTGTCTTACCTCCTGCAGCTAGGTAGTCATTATACTCTTCTAGGCTATCAAATTTCATAGCTAAGTTGTCCAAATCTTCAGCACGAGTAAGAGCTTCCACTTGACGTGCGATATCATCCGGGTCATGACCATCTTTAAGAACTTCCCAGTCACCAACTTCACGGTTCCATACTTCGTCTTCGAACGTGCTATCATAGTGCTCAGAGTCCACTGTAAGACCTTTTCTAGCAAGTTCCATCTCACGATGATCTTCGTTTAACGATAGAATCATTAAGTCTATCTGGTCGTCTGTAAGTGCTCGGAAGTCAGGGTTAGTAGGCATTGTATTGAATGTCTTCATAACACCCCACAGGTTCCGCATATACGGTGTTCTAGCTAGCGCTTTTAGTCCTCCGACTTTCTTTAACTCAAAGTCGAAAGGTATCAAGCCAACGCTTGAAATCAACCCCAATATGATACAGGATGTCTAAGTTAAAAATATCTTCATCCTTTTCTAGTTCCTTAGGTACGTCAATTCCTGTCTCACGTAACGTTGCTAGCATCTGGTAAGCAATTAAAATGTATTCCGGTGCATAGTTATTCATCCCTCCTAAGTACATACTTAGACGAGCTTGAATTTTACCGATCTGCATAGCATTAGGTGCCTTAGCTTTAATTTTCATTTTAATTCCCAGCTCCGGGATGTTATAATCCTTTTCAAACGTATCATTAACTCCACGAATAACCCGGTCAATTACTTTCTTTTCTTCAAGTCTTTTTCTAGTTTCTCTAGCTTCTGCCGATTCCTCTACTTCCATACCAACGACTTCCTGTTCTAAATTTTCAGACATATTCAATCCTCCTAATTCGTAGTCTCTACTAGTAATATAACAGTAGAGGTTGTCTCTAATTATATTATAACATACAAATGGCTATCACCATTTGTATTGGTAATAGCCATGAGTTAGAGATTGAATTTGTGGAGCATACTCTCTTATCTTTTGAATTGTAGGATAACTTACATTGTAACTGTTTTCTCGTAAGAAATTTAAAATTTCTTTTGTTTTCACAGGTCGTCCTTTGTCTTTCATAAACTCCTTAACTTCTTCAGCCATCGCTTTGATGTCCTGCCTTGGAGCTCGTCTACCTGATTTTGCTACACGTTCACGATACTCAAAATCTTTTATTAACTGCTTTTCTCTATTATAAATAAAAGTAGGTTTTTCCTTTTCTTCCTTGCGTTTAGCAATCATTTCTTCTAAAGTTTCTGCGCTTACTTCCTGTATAATAGGTTGAACCTGTACTTGTGGTTCTGGTTGAACAGGTGTAGCTGCAGTTGCTTCGATCTCGTCTAACTGTCTAATGCGGGCAATAGCTTCTTTATACTCTTTCATATAGAAGTCCATTGCTTCACGATACATTTCAACAGCACGAGCTCTCTCCTGCTTTAAATAGTCAATCTTGTCCTGCAATGCTTTTCTCTCGTTAAAAGTAATAACTGTCATTCTATTTTTCTCTCCCTTTGCTTTTTAGTACAACTTTAGTATAGTTTGGTAGATTCTAAAAGTCAACAATAAAATAAAAAAAAGATGCCTAAGCACCTTTAATTTAAGATGGTAATATTAACTTGTAATAACTCTTTAATGCGCCCACCTTTTGTTATTAATTAAGTCACTGACGTGTGGCTGAGAGATATTAAACATTTCTGCTAACTCATATTGGTTGTGTTTCTTCTCCTTATATAATTGCTTAATGGTGTCTACTTGGTTCCTTGTAAGCTTTGCCTGTCCGTTTATTTCTCCATATGTTCGTTTAAATAGACCTTTTTCCTCTGCTCTATATGTATTCTCTTTGATTGTTACTCCTTCAAGATTACTAATTAAGTTATTATCCTTTATTCCGTCCTTATGATCTACACACTGGTGTTTTGCTAACTCTTCTATTCCGTAGAACATTGCGAATATACACGAGTGCTCGTATAGCGTATCCCCTTTAAAGATTATTCTCCTATACCCTCTCTTTGTTGGACGACTAGCTATAACTGAACTCTCTAAATCCACGTATTCTTTTTTCTTGTTATCCCATTGCTTACCTCTATAAACTCTACCTTCTTTATAGAAAAAATAGCCTTCTTTAACCGCTTCACAAAACTTTTTGTATTTTTCTATGTTTCTCATATTGTATCCTCCTAGACTATACTATAGGTTATACTATTATTATAGCCACTGATACAGCTATCAAAACATAAAAAAAAGACAACCAGCAAGGTTGTCTTATATAGTAATTAGTTTAACACAGTAACTTCTACTGTTTTTCTTCCAAATGCCATTGCATCAGAGTTACTAGCCATGAACAAGTCGATACGTTGTCCCTTTATTGAGCCTCCTGTATCCCCTGCGATTGCTGTTCCATATCCTTCTACATATACTTTAGAGCCTAATGGAATAACACGAGGGTCTACTGCAATTACTTTCTGGCTAGGGTTAGATCGTAAGTTAATACCTGTAGCGGTAACTCCACTGCACCCACTACAGAAAGCTGTGTAAGCGGTAGCTGTAACTGTCATTTTCTTTCCACTAGACTGACTAGGTGTAGACGCTGGTTCACTTTGAACTTCTGTCTCTTGCTTCGGTTCAGGTTGAACCTGAGCTTGTACTGGCGTACTAACTGGTGCGCCTTGTAATTTACCTAGTAGCGCAATGTTCTGATAAGCTGAACCTTTGTAGCCTTGAATGCCATGATTTGCTGCTAAGTTTGCTCGGTGAGAGAAACTGTAATCCTCTCCTCGGTTATAAAGATAGTCTACAATACTGTTGTTTTCTGCTGCTGAAGCAGTTTGTCCAGCAAACAATAATCCCGCTGAAGCGGCTACTGCTACTAATGTGGCTTTCAATTTCATAGTTGTTTCCCCTCTCCGGTTTTAGTATGTACTTCTTAATTGTACTAGACTAATGTAACACACTATACCCTAAATAGGTGGATTGTTACAGTATTGTAAAGAAACTGTAACATACAGACTAGTAAAAAAGACACCCTTTCGGGTGTCTTAGTTAGACTAGTTCGGGGTGTCTGTAAAGGTTCCATCCTTCATTCGGTTATTTCTCAAATAAGTACCAGCTACGTTATTTAATATACCATTGTCCGCTCCCCCGTTTTTACAGTCATTGTTAATCAGTTTCACATACCCGGCAGTAGAAGCAACGTAAATACCTCGCTTCATCAAGTCTCCAGAGTCTTTTCTACAGGTAACATTCTGTACAGAAACATCATCACCTGCGTCAATACGTACTCCCGAAGCAATAGAGCTTCCTCCGGCACTTCCATTAATTTCAATAGAGTCAACAAAGATGTTTTGAGTCTGTGACGTGTCTATTTTATTGATGAATACACCGAAGTTAGTAAAACTGCTAATCTCCGCATCTTTAATCTTAATACCATCACCTGATCTTACCTCGAAGCCAGCCGAGTCTGTTAACTCTGACCTGTATATTTTAATTCTTTTTGATAGAACGCCACTACTACTTGTTCTAATGGTGAACTTACCGCAGTTTTTAAAAGTGTTTCCATCTAACATAGCATTCTCGACCCCACGTAAACCACCAGCAGGCTCCGCATTGTTTTTATTACCCGCGACCATGAAATTCTCGAAAGTACACCCTTTAACTTTTACATCGTACAGAGGTGAAGTAGTACCACCGAGACTGATGTGGGTATCTCCGTTCTTAAAATCACAGTCAATTACACGTAAATTTTTAACATTTCCATTTATATTAGCTGTAACAAATGCATTAGTGTTGTCTTTAAATGTGCAATCTTTAAATCTAACGTTCTCAACTAACTGGTTCACCGAGTTTGGTTCGAAGTCCACGCCTGCTTTAGGTAATGTCCCGGTTGTATCTCGAAACACGCAGCTGTTAAACACCCCATTTGTGAGATCAATAATACTCATCCCGTTTCGTCTTCCCTGAAACTCGCAATTTGTTGCTTTGATATTAACATTATGAGCTACTGGGGTAAATGTTAGGCAACCAATATAAATACCGTCACCCCAAGTTTTCTCCACAACTACCTTATCTAGGATAACATTGCTTGACTCAATGATGTTT